ACAGGTGGTGGAGCAGCTCAAGGAGTTAATTTTCCAGGTGGTGGTGGAGCAGGATGTGGAGTAGGAGAGCCAGGAGGTTCTGGTGGTGGCGGTGCTAACCAAGGATCAAATTGTAGACCTGGAGGAACTGGTAATGCTGGAGGTTTTGATCCACCGGAAGGAAATAATGGTGGAAGAAATAATCCATCACCATCACCTACAAGTGGAGCTGGCGGTGGTGGAGGATCTGGTGGTGTAGGATCTAATGCATCAGGAAATCCAGGTGGAGCAGGTGGACCAGGAACAGATGTTAGTGGTTGTTTTCCAGGAGCACCAAATTCAGGAGTTTACGCTGGAGGCGGTGGTGGAGCAGGTTTTTGTGGATCAAATACTTCACCCGCACCAGGTGGTGGAGGAGTAGGTGGTGGAGGTGGTAGTAATAATGGAACAGCTGGAGCTACAAACACTGGAGGTGGTGGAGGTGCTGGAGGATTGCAAGGTCCAACAGGAACATACGCTAACGGAGCAGCAGGTGGCCCTGGTATAGTCATCGTAAAAGAATTAAACAAAGCAAGTGGTGTTTGGTCAATGCAAAGTCAATTTCAAGCCAAGCAACAAGGAACATGGCCAGAGTTTGGTTATACTATAGATTATTTAGTTGTTGGTGGTGGAGGATCAGGAAGTGGTGGTGGAGGGACACCTGCATCATCATCAGGTGGTGGTGGAGGAGCTGGAGGTTATAGAGCTTCTGGTTATGGTCCAAGTCCTTTACAAGGAAGTTCATTATTTTTATCAAAAGGTCCTTATTCAGTAACAGTTGGAGGTGGTGGAGCAAGTGCTCCAGCTTGTAATGCAGATTTAAAAGGTAATGATTCAGTTTTTGATACGATAACGGCAACTGGAGGTGGTTCAGGTGCTTTTGGTGGATGTGGTCCAGGCCAAGCAAGATATAACGGAGGATCAGGAGGTGGTGCTGTAAATGGTGCTACTAAAGGAACAGGTAATAATCCTCCTACAGACCCTCCACAAGGTAATCCTGGAGGAGACGCACCAAACAAAGGAGGTGCTGGAGGTGGTGGTGCAACAGCCACTGGAGGAAACTCACCAGGTGAACCAGGTGGTAATGGAGGAGCAGGTGCACCTAATACAATTTTAGGACCAGATACAACATATGCTGGTGGTGGAGGTGGTGGAGGTTTTTCACCAAATAGTTCAAGTCCAAGACCTGGAGGTTCAGCTGGAGCTGGTGGTGGAGGAGCTGGTGGTGGAGCAGTTGGTAGTGATAGCCCTGTTAATACGGGAGGAGCGGGATCTGCAAATACTGGCGGTGGTGGAGGTGGTTTAGGAAGAAATTCATCAACTCCAAATGGAGGTGGTGCAGGTTCAGGTGGAAATGGTGGATCAGGAATTGTAGTTCTTAGAGGACCAAGCGCTGTTACATTTTCAATCTCACCAGGATGTTCAGGTTCAACATCAACTCACCCTGGTGGTGATAAGTTAATAACAGTTACAGCCTCTGGAACGTTGACTATTTCTTAACAAATGTTATATTAAGTTCATAAAGACATATGAACCTTACAAACTATTATTGGTATTTTCAATCAGCTGTACCTTCTCGTATATGTGATGAAATTGTAAAATATGGTCAACAACTTCAAGATCAAATGGCAGTTACTGGTGGTTATGGTGATAGAAAATTAAATCAAAAACAAATAAAAGATTTAAAAACAAAACGAGATTCCAATATTGTTTGGATGAATGATAGATGGGTTTATAAAGAAATACAACCTTATATACATCAAGCAAATGCATATGCAGGTTGGAATTTTGAATGGGATTTTTCAGAGTCTTGTCAATTTACAAAATATACTAAAGATCAATTTTATGATTGGCACTGTGATAGTTGGGACAAACCTTATATAAGACAACAAGGTGACCCAACACATGGTAAGATTAGAAAATTATCAGTAACAGTAACCTTATCAGATCCAAAAGATTATAAAGGTGGTGAATTAGAATTTGATTTTAGAAATTTAGATCCAGATAAAAAACCTAACATTAAAAAATGTAAAGAAATATTACCTAAAGGATCTTTAGTTGTATTTCCTTCGTTTGTGTGGCATAGAGTATGTCCAGTTAAAAGTGGAGAACGTAACAGTTTGGTGATCTGGAATTTAGGATACCCATTTAAATAAAGGAGAATATGAAAAAGAAAAAAACAAAAATTAAAAAACAAAAAGTATTATCTTTTCCAAAACAATTACAATTAGAACAATATTTTGCATCACCAATATGGTTTGCAGATGAACCTAGTTTTGTTGATAAATTAAACAAAGCATCAGATCCATATATTGAAGCATCTAAGAAAAATTTAAAACCAGCTATCGATGAACGTAATAAAAAATTTGGTAATAAAGGTGACATGGGTCACGTATTTCATTCTACAACATTAATTGGTGATCCTAATTTTGTAGAATTACAAAACTATGTAGGTGCAACTTCGCATAATTTATTGGGTGAAATGGGTTTTGATTTAACAAATTATAAAGTATTCATCACAGAATTATGGGTGCAAGAGTTTGCAAAAAAAGGCGGTGGACATCATACTTTACACACACATTGGAATGGTCACATGTCTGGTTTTTATTTTTTAAAAGCTTCTGATGCAACATCGATGCCATTATTTGAAGATCCAAGACCAGGTAATGTTATGAATCTTTTACCTGAAAAAGATAAAACAAAAGTAACTTACGCATCTTCACAAATTAATTATAAAGTAAAACCAGGTAGAATGATATTTTTTCCATCGTATTTACCTCATCAATATATTGTTGATATAGGTTATGAACCATTTAGATTTATACATTGGAACTGTCAGGCTATACCAAAAGGAGTGTTAAATGTCGTTTAAAAAAAATAAATATAGTGTTTTAAAAGGAGCTATTTCAAAAGAGTTAGCTGACTTTGTATACAAATATTTTAAAAATAAAAGAAACGTTGCAAGAGTATTATTTGATGAAAGATATATTTCACCTTTTACAGAATATTGGGGTGTATGGAACGATAATCAAGTTCCAAATACTTATTCACATTATGCTGATGTAGCTATGGAAACATTGTTGCAAGAAGTAAAACCTGTTATGGAAAAACATACAAAATTAAAATTAAGTGAAACATATTCTTACGCAAGAATATATAAAAACGGAGATGTTCTAGCTAGACATAAAGATAGATATTCTTGTGAGATATCTACCACATTAAACTTAGGTGGTGACCCATGGCCTATTTATCTTGATCCAACAGGTAAAAAAGGTCAAGCTGGTATTAAAATAGATTTAAAACCAGGTGATATGTTAATCTATTCTGGCTGTGATCTAGAACATTGGCGAGAAGAATTTACAGGTAAAGATTGTGGTCAAGTATTTTTACATTACAATAAAGCAGGATCTAAAATGGCAAAAGAAAATGCCTTGGATAAAAGACCTATGATAGGTATACCAGCATGGTTTAAAGGATCTAAGTTGACTAATTCTAAAAAATAGTCTATAAAATAGACTGGTACGGGAGTTCCACCACACC